ATTCTCAACTCATTGGTGGTACGAGCATCACGCATATACACATCAAATGCTTTAGCATTACGCTTGCGAGTAGAACCTTTAAAACCTGGTTGAGGACGGGGACCACGGAACATTACAAAATACTTGGTAAAATCAATGTATGGTAATACCTCAGCATAACGACCAAACGGCACACCTTTAAAACATGAACGATAACCAGATGGTGTAACATAATCTTCTAATGCTTGGCACATTGTAATTTCTTTTAAACAATAATCCATTATTCACCTTTCAATGTATCATAAAACGACCGAATTTCTTGTTCTGGTAATAATCGAATCTTATCTTCTAATAAACCACTAACAAATTCAATTTTATCTTCAACAGGCAATTTCTTATAATAAGAAATATCATAATCTACCAATTCAGCAATCATTTCTTCTAAATTCATATTATACCTTACTTAAATTCACTACTCTAAAATCAAACTCATGAAAACTGGTTTGGTGTGGAACAAATACAATCTGTCCTACACGATTACGAGGATTAGGTTTAGTTTCATATTTTGCAAACTTATCAACTGTAACCGTTACCTTGTAAGAATTAAAACCTGATTCATTACAATTGGCCTTTTCTACAACACCTTCAATAAACGCATCATCACGACCTGCCATTGGTTTAAAATCATACGCTCTGATAATATCACCAACTTNTGCAATACCTTCAAATTTCAACATATATTTCCTTTACTCAATTTATTCAACCATTATACACTAACCACAGGATACCACAAGGCCCCTGTTGTTAGAATACAACGCTTCCAGTATCATTCCGCAAACGGTTCGAAAAATAATTTTACCAATTGAATGCTTGCGATAATAAACATAATACTGAGCATTACTAATAATCCGATAATAATATTATTCATTATACCTCCAAAGTTAATGTTTCAATTTCTACATCTTCCGTTACTTCCAAATTCTTGTATGGAATTTGTTTTCTTACTTGTTTGAAAAACTCTAGTGCTTTATCATAATCAGTAAAAGCTCTGAGATTCAACCATTCCCATCCACTAAAATCAATCAGCTGACCTGATTTCACCACATATACATTATTCATATTAATCCTTTAAAAAGTCAAATGCTTCGATAATACAAGAATCAGCTCTACTCATATTATCTTCTAATGGAGTATTACCATTATCACCAGCATAATAGTAAACATAATCTAATAATGTCTTTGCTTCATTGAGATATACTCTCATTTGATTAACTTCAGTCATTAAGCTTATCTCCAAATACTGTTGAAATATCTCTTTCGGTTAATTCTTTTTCTAATTCTTTATCAGTAAAAGCATTATAACCTCTGAAACCACCAATTAGTATTTCTGATAAAAAGAATTCATCATTATATTCACCTTTGGCAGTCAAAATGGTATCAATATCATCACTTACCAATGTTTCAATGGCATTATCCCGCCATTCAGGATTAAACGACATAACCATATTATACCTTTTCCATAAAATTCAAATAATATTCTAATGCTTCATCCACTCTGGTTGCTTCTCTTGAATAAAACACATAATCACCCATTTCGTGGCGGTTACCATCATTGATATACTCAAAACCACCATAATATCTTAATGCACGGTCATGGCCTTTATAAGTGCCAATACAATCTGGCGTAATAAACAGACTACCACAACGATTATCCAAGCCTAATTGCTCAGGATTAACTTTAACCATATTACCAACAAAGGTATCGGTTAATTCTGATACACTATCAATTAAATCAAATAGTTCCATTATTCTAACCTTTCATATTCTTCAATAATGTGCCGTTCTGGCATATTCTCATACTTTTCAATTACCAATGATTCAATATAAGCATACATCGAATCAAAACCTAGTGATTGCACCATATTCATTTCATCACGAACAAGTGCATCTACCATTCTTTGAATATTACTAATACTCATACTAAATCCTCAATATAAGGTTGTTCAATAATCTGATAATCATAATTGGTAATATCTTCACCATTCTCAAGATTATCAGTAATTGCATTAAATACCCATTTATCTGCTCGAGTATCATCTTCTACTACTAAATCCATCGTAATTCTTACTAATTTCATATTCACCTCAGTTTATACTAACATAATCTTACTAGTAACCACTCATAGAATGGTTACTATAAAACTACGACCATAATCTAATAACATTATCATCCACTTTAACGCTATTATCTACAAAAAATGGACAATCATCAATCCATACATCAATACTAACACCTTGAGCATATGCAAATGACTTTTTTGCTAGACCATCAGTAAACATACAAGCATCTTTACCTAATAGTTTACCTAAATCATCATATACTTTATTTGCATAATATTTGGATCTTGCCGTGATACAATATACTTTATGTCCTCTGCTTTGAGCAAGGTCAATTACTCCATTCCAAAAGATTGGATCTCTAGTGTAAGTATCATCATAATCTAATGCTAAATTCATATATTATCCTTTCTTTTCCTATTTTTTGCTGCTTCGGATAGTTTCTTTTTCCATTCATCGGAAAATACTCTACCTTTTAATGCTTTACTAACTTTTAATCTATTATCAGGATCATCCATTGGATTATTCTCCGATAATGATTTTGATGCTTTAGCCTTTGCTTCATTGGTCATTGGTATACCTTTATTCCATGCTGGTCTACCTTTTAATGATTCTGATATATTTGCCTTATGTTCTACTGATAATGGTTTTAATGTTAATCCTTTATTCCAAGGTTCTCTACCAATATTAGCCTGCCTTATTCTCTCAATACCTTCTGGTGACTTAATATGATTAAATGTACCTTCACCACCTGTGGTACTATTATAACCATTCTTAAATGTATCATATTCAGTAATAAAATGATTTTCCATTACATTCTTACAATAATCACGGTCTTTTGATTGATATAATACAGTCCATTCAAAATTATCAAAACCATAATGCCTTAATGCGTTATAAAAATAATAGGTTAGTTTAGTGGATTTTGCTAACGATTTATGCTTATAATATCGTGCCGGCCAATTAGAATCAAATCCGATATAAGAATCACCATTGATTTTATTGGTTGCCATATAAATTGTGGATACTTTCATATTAACTCCTTTTGATTATATCCTTATTTATATTTTAACATACCTCCACTACTAACGATTATGCTACGGTTAATCGGATAACTTTATTCATTTTCTTGCCGTGTGCTAAGTAACCAATCACTTTAATATCCTTATCATAACAAGCACGACAATCCAAACACTTACCACCTTGCTTAGGTGCATTACATACGAAAGTATCAGCATCCGCATAGTCCTCATTAGGAAGAATGGTGGAACCGTGTAAATCTTGCGTATAGGTGCCATCAATCTCATCGGATGAATATCGTACCATTACATTCGGTAATGCTTTCATTCTATTCAATACATCATGGAATTTCTTGAATTTATACATTCTAGTAGGTAACCAATGCTTAGTATTAGGTGTATTCACCATAATCTTAAACATTTTCTCCGCTAATTCTAATGAATACATATCACCAGAATCAAACCAACGAAAATGAGATTCTTTGGTTAATGCTTTAGTGAATAAATCAATAAAATCCTCATTTTGCCATTCTGCTTTATTATCGGCTCGCACTTGTTTTACTACTGGGAAAACATAACAACCAGTGGTAGCATAACAACCTGAGCAAGCAGGTACTAACTTGCCATTTTCACCGACTGAACCTGGACAGGTTTCTACCGCTTGTAATGACCAGCTTTTGGTGCCGAGTTTGCTCGTTTTGCTTAATTTCATAATTCCTCACTCATTCATAATATAAAAACCATTATACTCGCATTGGAATATACCACAATCATTCTGGCACATTCCAATACATTATATTGGCCGATAAATCAAATACCGTTGTATCGGAACAACATCACTCCCATCATTATCTAAATTACCGGAGATAATCGTTAATCATATTCAATATAATCTGAATATCACCACGCTTCTCACCATTATTAGGATAATCAGCATATAACTTAATTAAACCTAATTCAATAATCTCCAATTGCTTCTCGGTTAATGGTACTGCCAATACTGTTTCTTCTCTCATAATACTCCTTAATATTAACTCGCCATAAACACTGCAATAATGATAGAGATAATCAACCAGAATAGAATAAAGGTCAGCATTACATTATCTCCTCAATGCCTAATAATACATTATTTTCTCTTGCCATCATATTAGAATATTCTACGGCTAATGATAATGTTTCAAATGATATACCACCACAAAGATAATACGGTTTCATAATACCCTTTCAATCTTAATATTACCAGTCATAACTCTAAATTGATTATCAATATCGCTAAAATGATACGCCAATAGAATAATCAAACCAATAATAACCACTTTATTCATATCAATGTCCACAAGCAGATAGAAAACGGTTAATATCAAATAACCGATTATCCGATTTAAACTGAATGGCCATATCAGAACATAATTGAAATGGTGCCTTATTCTCAAATAATACTCTTGCTACTGTAATATAATGCTTCTTACTCATATAATACCTTTCCATGTTTACTATTATAATGCTTAATACCGATCCGATAATAACTTAGCAATATAAAGGATAATCTCTTAATTACTTTTTCCTTTATTCCAAGGTATTCTACCTTTATTAGCTAATGATTGCTTTCTCTTAGTTTCTTCATTATGTTTCTTACCCGCAAATGGAGAATGATTAGATAATCGCCTTCCTTTTGATATTTTCTCTTTATGATCTTCAGATAATGATTTACCAGTCATAGGATGACCATTATCTTCCAACCATTTTAATTGCCTTATTCTATTATACTCTTTAAATTCTTCCGAGTGTTTATAACCATAACTGCCATCACCACCCATAGTCATATTATAACCACCCTCACCATAACTATTATATTCTATTATAAAATGAGTTTCCATTTCCTTGTAGATATAATCTTTATCTTTAGATTGTAATATACACTCCCATTCAAAATTATTCCAACCATGCTTTCTTATGGCATGATATAAGGCATAATTCATATGGTTAATATTGATACTGTTATTATAATGCTGTTTAATACGGGACGGCCAATTAGAATCAAAACCAATATAAACTTTGTTATTGATTTTATTAGTAGCCTTATAGATTGAATATATACTCATGCTGGCACTCCATTATAGTGTTAGAATAGGCAGATAGTGGAATATCGTGGCCTATACCTATTTATATTGAAATACTCATAATAATCATATATTTACCGGTTAAGAACCACTATTTAAATCAATCAAAATCTCTACCATTATCAATTAAATCAATAAGAGATAATGGATATTAGATTACTTTTATAATCGTTATCGAAAAAATTGATAATGACGCCAATAATGTCGCTGGATATACGACCTCCAGTGATAACTTAATAACTTAGTTCGAATACCAGATTATCCTAGTGCGTCCTAGTTAATCCTCCGCAACTTTTCGAGCCATTCTACATAATATCTACCACATAATACTTACTAATAATCACTAAGCGCAACTGAGGCAACCTAATGATTATTATAAACATTATGCTAATTTAGCTTGTAATTTGGCAAGTTTCTCTGTAGCAATTCGAATTTGCTCAGTAACTTTCGCTTTCTTTTCATTCTCTTTAGCAACCTTAGATAATATACGAGCTGATTTACTGGATAATACATCTTCTTTAATAGAAGCTTTTAATTCAGTTAATAGAGCACGCTTATCTTTAAGTGATACAGAGCGCAAATCGGTAGAGCAGAATGATGTAAACATGGTAATTCCTTTATATAATATAGTTAATAATACTCAAAATGGTACTTAATACTTACTGGGTGTTTCCTTGTGAAATACTGTAAACCTTATTGGAGAGTTAATCGGTTCGGTTTGCTCTCCATCCAGGAATATTATAATGAGATAATGCTACTGGATACTGATAATGACTTGATATTCTTACGGGATTTTCTAGTAATAATCATACCACCATTATTCAGATAATCGAGAATATCACGCTGAATGGCAATATCAGCGATTAACTTGCCATTTTGCACTGGAGTAACTGCTTTATTACCAGTNAAGGTGGCGGATATTCTATTACATAATACGCCTTCCGATTCAGTAATAATAGCAGCTTTCTTTTGACGCTTAATGGTGGGTTTATTCAGCTTGAGGTCGTGATTAACTTGTG